CGGCTGATGCACGGGACGTGCAATCGCGACAAGGCGGATGCTTTGTGACGTCTAACATCAATTAACCCGCATAAATGCAGATATACCTCCTAGCGCACCCGATCCAACACCGCCCGTAACCGCGCCGGCACCGCGTCGATGCTGGCCGGCGCAGCCGGCCAGCAGCGCCAACCCCAGCAATAACGCGCGCATTTTTTTAACTCCCTGTTGCATACCCCAAGTATAGCTGCGAAATTTTTTGCCTAAAAACGCGCGGGCAAATGGGCCAACCTGCCACTATGAGCGAGCCCACCAGCCTGCGCGCCGGCGACACCGCCAGCTGGACGCGCACCCTACCGGATTACCCCGCCAGCGCCGGCTGGACGTTGCGATACCGTCTGCTGTGGAGCACCGGGCAGACGGAGTTTGCCGCCAGTGCCGACGGCGACGACTACGCCGTCAGCCTGACCGCCGCCACCACCGCCGCCTGGGCGGACGGCGCCGCCACGCTGTTTTCCTGGGTGGAGCAGGGCGCCGACTCCAGTTACCAGCGCGTCACCATCGGCCAGCAACCGTTGCAGATCCTGCCCAACCTGGCCACCGCCGCCAGTTTCGACGGGCGCAGTTCGGCGGAAAAGGCCCTGGCCGACGCCAGGGCCGCGTTGCAGCAATACGCCGCCAACGGGCAGGCCCACGTGGCCGAGTACGACATCGGCGGCCGTCGCATGACATTCCGCGCGGCCGCCGACCTGCTGCGCCTGATCGGCCAGCTGGAACGCGACGTGATCAACGAGCGCGCCGCCCTGGCCCTGCTCAACGGCGGGGCGCCGCCCGGCCGCGTTTACACGAGGCACTGACATGGGCCTGTTCGACTGGTTCCGCCGCGACTCCAGCGCCGCCCGTCGCGATTGGCTCGACACCGCCGTGCGAGTGGCCGCCGATGCCGCCGCGCGCCACCAGGGACTGAGCGCCCGGCGCAGCTTCGAGGCCGCCGAAACCCCGGCATGGACCGAATCATGGTCCTCCACCGCCGCCGAACTCAACGACGACCTAAGCCGCCAGCTGCCCATTTTGCGCGCCCGTGCCCGCGCCCAGGCACGCAACAACGAATGGGCCAAGGGCCACCTGATCCACCTGCGCACCAACGTGCTGGGCCACTCCGGCATCCGCATGCAATCGCGCGTGCGCCGGCGCGACGGCAGCGCCGACCAAAACGTCAACGACCGCATCGAATCCGCCTGGGCGGAATGGGGCCGGCGCGGCACCTGCGACGTCACCGGCCGCTACAGCTGGCAGCAGATCGAGGCGCTGGCCCTGGAAACCCTGGAGCGCGACGGCGAACTGCTGTACCGGCTGCCGCGCACCGGCCCCCACGGCGTGCAGGTGCACCTGCTCAACCCCGCCGTGCTGGACCATGAGCTCAACCGCGACTGGCAGGGCCGGCGCATCCGCATGGGCGTGGAGATCACCGACGACGCCCGCCCCGTGGCCTACTGGCTGCGTGCCGTGCGCGCCGGCGACATGGCGCCTGACCTAATCACCGTTGGGCGCCACGTGCGCGTGCCGGCGGACCAGATTTATCACTTTTTCGAAGCCGAAGAGTGCGACCAGCTGCGCGGCTACCCGCGACTGTCCACCGGCGCCCGCCGCCTGTGGCAGGTGGGCGACTTCGAGCAGGCCGCCGCGGTGGCCAGCGCCAACGCCGCCAAGCGCGAGGGTTTTTTTGTCAGCCCGAGCGGCGAAGCCCCGCCAGGCTTTGCCGACGTGGTAGTGTCCAGCGTGCTGGAGCAGGCTCAGGCCGCGGGCAAGGAACTGACCGCCGACGAGATCCAGCGCATCACCCAGGCCGCCCACCGTTACAGCACCACCATGCCGGGCCAGTTCGACACCCTGCCCAGTGGCTACGATTTCAAGGCTTTCTCCAGCGACTGGCCCAACCTCGACGCCGCCGCCTACGTCAAGCAACAGTTGCGCGCCTGGTCCGCCGCGCGCGGGCGCTCCTACGTCACCACCGGCAACGATCTGGAGGCGGTCAACTACTCCAGCGCCCGCGTTGGCATTACCGACGAACGCGAATACTACAAGGTTCGCCAGGCCGACCTGATCCGGTTTTTGCACGAACCGGTGGCCGAGGTGTGGCTGCGCATGGCCATGCTAACGGCACCCGGCCTGCTGGGGCTGCCCAACGAATCGACCAAACGCTACCAGGCCGCGCGCACCTGGCAGCCGCGCCGTTGGGCCGGCATCGACCCGCTGAAAGAGGCCCAGTCAGAGGATCTGCGCCTGGCCCGCCGCACCACCAGCCCACAGCGCATCATGCTGGAGCGTGGCGACGACCCCGACGAGATCGCCGCCGAGATCGCCGAATGGGAGGCCCGAGTCGGCCCGCTGGACGGCAGCGATGCGCCGGAACGAAATTTTTTGCCTAAAAAATCCGCATGAATCCGACGAGGCTAGCAGGCATGAAACCCGATTTTGCCCAAACCCAGCACCGCGACTATGCCATCCCGGCCGCCGCCATCGACGCCGACGCGCGCACGGTGGAGCTGAGTTTTTCCAGCGAAGAACCCTACGAGCGATGGTACGGCGTTGAGATCCTTGACCATCGCGCTGAGGCCGTTGACCTCGACCGCCTCAACAACGGCGCTGCCCTGCTGGTGGATCACGAACGCACCGACCAGGTGGGCGTGATCGACCGCGCCTGGCTGGGCGACGACCGCAAGGGCCGCGCCACGGTGCGGTTTTCGCGTTCCGCGCGCGGCAACGAAATTTTTCAGGACGTCAAGGACGGCATCCGAAAGCTGGTATCTGTCGGCTACAAGGTGGTCGAGTACGTTCTGGAATCGAAGCAGAACGACACCGAAACCTACCGCGTTACCCGCTGGCAACCGTTTGAAATCTCCATTGTATCCGTGCCCGCCGACGCCACCGTCGGCGTCGGCCGCTCCGACTCACCCACCGAAGAGGACGTCGCCATGACCGGCAAGACTGACCCCACCAAAACCGCCAACCCCGCCGCCGGCGTGGCTCCCGCTGCCCCGTCCGCCCAGGCCCCCGACGAGGCCAACCGGGGCACCGACCTGCACCTAGTGCAAGACACCCTCAGCGCCGAGCGCAAGCGCATCGTCGAGATCCGCGCCATCGGCGAGCAGCACGGCCTCAACGAGATGGCCAACGCCGCCATCGACCGCGGCGTTACCCTCGACGCATTCCGCGCACAAGTGCTCGACGTGCTGCAGGAGCGCGGCACCCTGCGCCCTGCCGAAACCCCCGACATTGGCATGAACGAGCGCGAGGTGAAAAACTACTCGTTCCTGCGCGCCCTGCGCGCCGCCGCCGACCCGGCCAACGCCCACCTGATCGCACCTTTTGAGACCGAGTGCAGCAACGCCGCGCGCGACAAGCGCGGCGAGCTGGCCAAAGAGCGCGAAGGCGGCTTGACCATCCCGGTGGACGTACTCAACCGCGGTATCGACCTCGACGGCGGCGCCGCCGCATCCGCCGCCCGCCACCTGATGGCCCGCGCCGCGCAACGCGACCTGGTGGCCGGCACCACCACCGCAGGCGGCCACACCGTGGCCACGGAATTGCTCGGCAGCTCGTTTATCGAACTGCTGCGCAACGCGCTGGTGCTCGACCGCATGGGCATCACCATGCTGCGCGACCTCAACGGCAATATCGCCATCCCGTCGCAGTCCGGCGCCGCCACCGGCTATTGGGTGGCGGAAAACGGCGCACCCACCGAGTCGCAACAGACTTTCGGCCAGGTGACCCTGACCCCGAAAACCGTCGGCGCCTTCACCGACTACTCACGCCGGCTGCTGCTGCAGTCCAGCATCGATGTCGAGGCATTTGTCCGCGCCGACCTGGCCAGCGTGATTGCGCAAACCATCCTTACCGCGGCCATCAACGGCAGCGGCAGTTCCAACCAGCCCGAGGGCTTGTTGAACATCAGCGGTATCGGCTCGGTCGCCGGCGGCACCAACGGACTGGCGCCCACCTACGATCACATGGTTGATCTGGAAACCGCCATCGCCAACGCCAACGCCGACGTGGGCAGCATGGCCTACCTCACCAACACCAAGGTGCGCGGCAAGCTGCGCAAGACCCAGGAGTTTGCCAGCACCAACGGCAAGGCGGTTTGGACCAGCGGCCGCGAGCGCGGCATCGGCGATGTGCTGGGCTACGACGCCTACACCACCAACGCGGTGCCGTCCGATCTGGACAAGGGCACCAGCACCGGCGTGTGCTCGGCAATCATCATGGGCGTGTGGTCCGAGTTTATTCTCGGCATGTGGGGCGGTCTGGACGTCATGCTCGACCCCTACACCGGCGCCACCGCCGGCACCAAGCGCGTGGTCGCCCTGCAGGATCTGGACTTCAACGTGCGCCACCCGGCCGCGTTCGCCAGCATGCAGGACGCACTCACCGCCTAACGCTGAGACGGCCCGGCCATGCCGGGCCGCCAGCCAGACAACGGAGTCAAGCGCATGAAAGCATTGATTATCGAACCCTGCCAGGTCAACTACGGCGACGACCGCGGCGGCGTGCACGAGCCGGAGGCCGCCCTCATCGACGCCCGCGCCGACGTGGTGCGCCGACTGGTGGCCGCCCAGCGTGCCCTGTACGTTGAGAAAAAAGACGACCCCGCCAAGGGCCGCGACACCGCCGAGCCGGCCCTGCTCAAACTGGCCGAGGCACGCCGCAAGCAGGCCGACAGCGCCGAGAAGTAACCCCGTGGACCTGGCCGCCGACATCCCTCTCACCCTGGCCGACTTCGGCGAGGCCGTGCAACTGCCCGGCGGGCAGACGGCCACCGCCATCTTCGACCCCGTGGGCGACCCGTCCGCCCCGCCCGGCTCCGAAGTGGGTCTTGGCGTGCGCGTCAGTCAGCAGGCGTCGCCCCATCTGCTGATGGCCAGCGCCGATGCCGCCAGCCTGTCCGACGGCGACACCATCACCGTGCGCGGCGCCGCCTACCGCGTCACCCGATCCGACCCCGACGGCCAGGGCATGACCACGGTGCGGCTGCAAAAGATCACCACCGACCACCCCGCTGGCAATCGGTGGCGCTGACATGGCCGCACAGTATCAATTCGCCATCGACGCCACCGGCGCGCTGGCCCAGGCCCGTGCCGAGATCGGCAGCTTGCCGGCCAAGGTCACCCGCGCCAAGGGCCGCGCCCTGCGCAAGCTGATGACCTGGCTGCAGCGCCAGGTGCTGCGCGAGGCCGCCGCCGCGGCCGGCGTAACGCAAAAGGCACTCAAGGCCGCCTTGCGCTACCGCGCCACCCGCAGCGCCGAGCGCATCGATATCTGGATCGGCACCAACCCGATCGCCGCCCATCACCTCGGCACCGTGCGCTGGACCCGCCGCATGCGCGGCGCCCGCGTGGGCCGCCGCCTGTTCCCCGGCAGTTTTGCCGTCAACGGCCCCCGCACCGGTGGCCATACCGTGGTGTTCGAGCGCGTCGATGCGCGCCGCTACCCGATCGCCAAGGTCATGGTGCCCATCGACGCGGCCATCCGCCGCCGCGTGGCCGGCATGACCGAGGAAATTGCCGAGCGATTCGCGCGCATCATGACCCAGGAGCTGCGCTACGCGCTTACCGTGGAGGCCAGCCGATGAGCAACCTAGCCCCCACCACCACCATCAAGGCCTTGCACGCCGCCATCGAGTCCAGCCTGCGGGCGCACTTTAACGCCTCGGTGCAGCAATACGGCACCTATCAACCGTGGGACACCGACAGCGACGCCCCCGACAGCGAGTTGCGCACCCCGGCGCTGCTGGTCGAGCTGGAGGCCATGGACCCCGACGACGTGGCACTGCACCTGCCCGGCTGCGTCGCCCTGCGCTGCGCCCTGGCCGTGCACGTAGTGCTGGGCGTGCTCACCGACGATCTGCAGGTGGCCCTGCGAGAACTGGCCGCCGCCGTGATTACGCTGGTGCGCCAGACCGACACCGCCGCCGCCGCCAGGCCGCCGCTCAACGGCAACCACTGGGGCCTGGGCGAGGCCGTTGGCACCCCGGAGGCCGTCAGCGCCCGCCCCGCCGAATTTCGCCCGGGGCTCAACGGATTTGATGCCTGGATCGTCACCTGGGAGCAAATCGTCTACTTGCCCGAAACACTGCCAACCGACTAGCGAGGACCGCAGACCATGACCATTGCCTATCACACCCCCCGAGCCGTCTACCTGCGCTGCGAGTTGCGAGTCGGCCTGTGGAGCGGCGACACCGCCCCCACGCAGTTTTCCGACGCGATCAACTTCGACAAGGTCGAGATCACCACGCCGGTGCAAGAGACAGAATCCCTGCTCAGCAACATGATCACCGGCTACGGCTCGGCGCTCGACAGCCAGAACAAGCCCACCGACCCGGCCAACGCGGCGCTGGAGTTCTCGACCCTCACGCCGCGCCTGATCGAGCTGGCCCTGGGCGCCACCGTGAGCGAGCAGACCCAGACTGGTGCCACCGTCACCGACGAGGTGATCACCACCGCGCTCAACATCTGGGTGCCCCTGGCCAACCAGTACCTGGACAGCGGCACCGCGCTGGTGCTGAAAAACAGCTCCGACACCGTCATTGACACCAGCAAGTACGAGGTGGATTACGTCAACGGGTTGATCAAGGCCACCCACGCCGACGCCGCCGGCACCGGCTGGAAAGCGACCTACGATACCATCACCCGCACCTGGGAGCGTTACGAATCCGGCAACGCCGCCAGTGAATACGTGATGGTGGTCGGCCAGGCGCTGGACAAGGTGGCCAACACCTACGGCCGGCTGCAAATCCACAAGGTCAACCTTGCCGCGGCTGGTGCCTTCGACCCAGTGGCCGGCGGCCACCTGCGCGGCAGCCTGGCAGGCGACATGATCACGCCGACGGGCTACACCAGCCCCTGGCGATTCGAGGCGGTCACCGCCTAACGCGCCCGCCATGATCGACCCCGCGACCCTGCCGAGTAGCGAGCGC